TTAATCTCTTTCATTTTGTTACAAATTTGTAAGGTTTTTGTGTTTGTAAATTCTATTACAATTTTGTAACAGATTTGGGTTTAAAATTAGAACACCCAAAATCTTCTCCAGTTATTAAAACTGCCATGTATTGAGAGCCGTCTGCCACACAACACTCATCTTTTGATGGGCGCTTATAGAACTTAAGTTTAGGGGATTTACAATATTTAGTAGCGTAGCCAAACAATGCTCTTTGCTCATCTTCTTCTTTTACTTGCTCCCAATCAAAATCGTCTGAGGCTGGATTTCTTGGAATAGCGCAATCTTCAGCCCCAAAAAACTCGCCCTCTTTTGGCATCACCCAATATTTACAGTTTTTACATTTAGACTCCATTTATCTCTTTTTGCATAGTTATACCAAACACAAAGATAAAAGGTTGCAAAAAACTACCTTTTCTGAACAAAGAATGATTTAATGTATCTCAAAACCTTCACCGACCCCGTTAAAGTCCTTCTGTCAGTAGTCCAATTCTTTTTAACCCACCTTAATTGTAGGTAAGAATTAGTGATTCTGCCCGTTGATGACGATGGTAATGAGCTGCATATTTTATCCCAAATAACTCTGTACCAACGATTTGTGGAAGTTATGGATGTTTCTGAAGCTGTTTGTGAGCCCGCCTCAAGGTAAAGGTCTGTGAAGTTTACGTTATTACCCTCCTGCTCAATGTTAATCACTGAGAATGGGTTTTGTGTTTTGGGGTTAATGACAATAGTGCATTCATTATCAACTACATAACCAAAGAATTTGTTGTATTGATAATCGCCTGCATCAGTTGTGTATGTGCCGTCATTAACGGGTTGGTTGTGAATCCACAGTTCGTCAGTATCGGTTATGTCTGTAAATATTAAAGCGCTTGGAGGCGACACATAAGCGCCAACGGTTCCAGCAGCATAGCAGATATAAGTTTTAGTTCCATCCCCGATTATATCACCAATAACAAAGTTTGTAGAAGCCATATTGGCCCCGTAATACTTAGTTGGGTTTTTAGGATTATTAACAGATAATACTAATTGATTGTGATTCCAAGAAATCCCCGGAGTCCAATCGTAGAACCCTATAAACATCTTTGTCGGGTGGTAATACCCAATAGTGAAATCTTTTGCTATACTTCTAACCACTGGCCCAGATTCAGTATCTCTTTGTTGAAACTTAAATGTGAGATAGGTCATTTTGAATTTAGGGTCATAAACGCCCGTGATTCCAAAACCCGTTAATGGCCTATCGCTGTAAATGTCATAATTAGGCGAATTAATGTACTCTGTGTAGTTTTGGTCATATTGACTGTTCTCTAAGAAAACCTCGTCAAAAAAGCCTTTTAAGCCCTTTATTTGGCTTATTTCTTCTACCCCTGAAGCGAAGTCTAAGGCTATAAATGCTTTCCTTCTCATGTCAAACCAAACATAACCAAACTCGGTTTGGGTGAGCCCCCATTGGTGCTGATTGCCAAAGTAAGACGTAATAGGGTCAAACCTATCCACAACCCCACCCGTTCCGATTGTGGTTTCTGCTCCATCCAATCCACTCACCACCTGTCTTTCTCCGATTGGCACAGTGCTTACCATAGCGTTCTGCCAAACTACTGTTCTTGCGTTTTTGGTTCTAAGGTTGTTTATTTCGCCGCCCTGACCGTCTAAATCGAGCAAATCTATTGCTGAGAAGTTTCTGAACGAATTAGGTGACTCCCCGTTAATTTTTGGCCCAGCATATCTAATCCTTGTTCTGAACTTATCATTAAACAGATAATTAAGGGGTTTAGCCGCATAAGCAAATGATATTCCTTGAGAAGAGTAAGCGTCATTGTATTTAAAGTCCTCAAGCCTTGTGGCTGAACTATAATCATAAACAACCCCGTCTGCGGTTGATTGCATCCTGTTCTTGGCGGTTGTTCTGCCCTCTCTTAAATCGTAGTTGGCATTAAGCTGACATGGGAATTTAATCGCATAAGAATAGTGGTCTATTGTTCCGCTTGGAGCAGATGGGGGAGTTAAATTTTCATCATAAAGCCCATAGCCATAATCTACTAAACAAGTATAAGCGTCACCGCCATAAACCTCAACATCATTAAATGTAAGGTGATTGTATGCCGTTGGGTCATTTGTATTGTTATTGTCAGCTATAACCTCATCATTTATTGGCTGATAATGCCCACACTGAATGTAAATTGTATTAGCCAATGCGGCTTCAGAATCGCCGCCGTAAAAACTTGTCTTGTTAAAAACAATGTTCACAAGAGGCTTTTTAACATCTGCCGTAGCTAAATTAGAAAAATCAGTTGCAGTTCCTTCGTAATAAAATGTAGAGCCAAGCTCAATAATTATTTTCTTTCCTCCTCTTGCGGTTGAGCCAGCTATGTTTGTTGTAGCGGCTCCAAAACAAGATGTGTCTGTTAAAACGGTGGGATTAACAACATATAGGTCGTTAAAAAATTCTGCCCCAGACTCATTAAATGCGTTTGTTATTGTTTCCCCTTCTATTACATCGTTTATGTATGTAATGTCTATTGTGGCTGTGTTTGATGAATCCCCAAGGAACTCGTTAGTCAACTGAGTTTCAAATTGACCAGTAACGTCTTTTGACTTATAAAGCGGATTGGTTAAGCCTATATCTACCCAAGAAGCCCTATCGAGATAAGAGTAGTTTTGGGTTGTTGGTTCTGTTCCGGGGAAACCGCAATTTTGGTCAGGCATAATCAAACAGTACCTATTCGTTGCGTCTGTATTATACCTTGTATCATTTTGGTCAATAAGGGCTATCGGGTAATAGTTTATGGCAGCAGGAGCAGTGGCATCACTACAAACCTGAACCATTAATCCCTGAGTGAGAATCCTTTTATCCCTTTCAGCCCTTACAATACTAAACCCACTAATATTATCAACTAATTCTTTCTCTATTTGTATGCCGTCAAATTTAGCTCCATGAGAAACAACCCCAAACGCATTAATAGTTCCTGACTCATCTAAATACGAAACGCCCGCTGTATCTTGGTCATTAAATGTATAATCAGCCAAATGTCTTACATAATAAGGGTTACCCTGTTTGTCATAAAACAAAATGCCAAATCTGTACTTCTCCCCATTCCAATATCCTTTTACGTGACTTGCAACCGCTGGATGTTTGTAGTTCCAATACGCAGGGCCACCAGTGTAAATCTCCTTAATCCGAACGTAATTCTGTCTATCAGCAGAGCCGTTAATTGGCGTATACTTATTGTAAGACACGCACGGCCTTACTTGACACCCGCCAGTTGTTCCTGTTAATGCTTGATTACCCGCAACGCCCGTAAATATATCTCCTGCTGAATAAACAACAGCGTTATATGTGGCTGTTCCGGGGCCAAGCACAATCCACTTAGTCTCTGCTAAAATCTCTCCTGCAATCGGGTTTCCGTTAGCGTTTGGGCCTATGTTGTTAAAGTCAAAGAGACCAGTAGCACAGCCCATGTCGGACACGCACACTGGCATATAATAATCGGTTTGAGCAACCGACACTCCAGTATTATCAAAATCGTATTCCTGCCTTTCAGTAATGTTTCCAACCAAAATATAATTCTTATTGGTTGTCATTGTTTTAGCCGTTATAATGCTTGTAGGAAATAGCGTAACATCGTTAAGGGTTAGCGTCCCCAAGTTTAGGTCTCCGTTATGGGGAACGGTCATTTCCTCGCCAGTAATAACAACTGTGTTAACTATTGTTATTTGTCTTGGCACATCAAGCGACACATCAAACTCAGCACACGCCAAATCTAACATATCAAAATTGGTGTCTATGTCATAAATATTTACGTTTATGCCATAGGGGGTTTGGGTAAGAGTGGTTGAGCCGCCGCCAGTGAAATCAAAATAGCCGTTTGATGTTGGGCCGGGGTTCGATGCCTCGGTTCCAACGTGCATTAGCGGAGAGCCGTAAGACCAAGATGTGGTAATACCCTCTGTTGAACTTCTTAATCTGTAAAAATACATCTTAGCGCCACAATAAAGGGAGCCATCAATATACTCGTCAAATCGCATTGACCCTAATTTTCTTGCTGGGTTAAAATCCAACAACTCAACTGGGTAATACTTGATAACTAAAGCGGCTGGTGATGGGCCTGTAATATCAGTAAAAGACGTGGTTCCTCCTGTTGTGCAGGTGAAAATGTTTCCGTCGGTTAGCCCCGGCCCATAATCAACACCATCGTATTCCACAGCGCCCTGAAGCACCATGTATCTTTCGCCAATGGTTAAGTCTGCAATACCTGAATAATAAGTGTCAAATATAGGGTCAGATGTGTTTAGAGTTCTTGGCTGATTTAGATTGTCAGTCCAGTATATCCTTCTAAGTGAGGCGTTTTCTTCAAACGCAAAACCTTCAATCTGTCTTAGTTGAGTGAATTTTAGTCCCGTGCTATGATATAGCACCCTATAACCTTCATTAGCATCATCCCTTGAAAATCCTTCTGGTCTATAACCCTGACCGTATGGCTGATAGTCAAATACACCTATTTCTCCATAACCGCCGAGTTCGGTGGCGTTGTTAGTTGAAAACACATATAATTGGTCAGGGAACGATATAAACCCTATTGGACATGGTGTAGTACCTAAAGTGGCAGTGGTTCCGCTATAAGGCGTATTAATAGTAAATAGCTTAACATTACCCATACAGTCTTTAATCACAAAGTTGTTCCCGTCTTGGGAAATCAACTGGCAATTCTTCATGTACCTGTATGTTCCATTAGGCTGATAAATAACGCTTACGTCACTTGTCATTCCATTTTCAAATGTATTAATGTGTTGCTCTGCCATAGTTT